CTCGCATCGTTAAGGGCGTTGGCAATGTAAGCCAACAGATCCTTACGCTCCTGTAGCGTAGCGTCCTGGGCGAAGTTGAATACAACGCTCGCAGAACTCACGCGTACGCGCTTGGTAGTCCCATCAACCGTCGCCACGCTAGGCGTGGACAGATTGATGAGCACCCGGTTCGCGCCGGTAGGAGTCGTGGCCGGACGGTACTCGAAGGAGAGCGGGAAATAACCGAGGGCAATGCCCGCGGTCTTCTCGTTCCACGAGGCCTTCCGACCATTCGTCGTATCGACCGCGAACGTGTGCGCGGCGGGAGTAGCTTGACCATCATTGATGGTCAGGGCAGCCATAGCAGGCATGGTTTGTTACCTTTGTCTGTTAGGTTATTTAATACCTCTAAAGACCGAACTCAAAAGAGCCAGGCCGTTGAGGACGTGTTGCTTACTAAAAGGATCCTTCCAGTGTGGCTTAACTGCGAAGGGAATCGACGAGAAGACTGAGCGATTTACACTAGTATACTGGTAACTTGCTTTCCAGATATTTGTATATTTCGCATAGCCGTCATCGGTCGACACACCAGACCACTCCAACCGTTTCCGGATAAGAGTGGACTGACTGTAACCCATAACTTCCCAGCCGAGAGTAGCGTCGAACTGAGAGAAATAATCTCCCAGCGGTAACGCCCAGTCGACAACGAAGCTAAAAGGTGCCAGCTCCCAAGCAAGGGAGAGTGGGTTAGTAAGCCCGAGCTGACTCGCCGTGATAAGCGATGAGTTGCTCGGCCGCATATCCGCACGACAGAACGCGCCGTACAAGATTTCACCGGTGCACTGGCGAGTATCCTTGGTGTGAGTCTGTGTAAACTTACTCACAGGATACCTTGCGGTTTCAGTTGCCCTAAAGGTGGTTCCCTTTACACCGCCGTCGCGTTTATCAAGCGCTTCGACTGCTCCATAGATATCGGAGCATAAGGGCTTTACTGCATAGTTCCACGCCAAGATAGCATCGCTCATGCTACGCGCGACACCGTCTTTTCCACCCAGGCGCTTCATTGCCCGCTGGAAATTACCATGACGGAGGTCACGTGCAGATTTTGCGATGTTAGTTAACGTGTTCCCTATGAAGCTGGCAGTCTGTCGACGTTCTCCAAGAGCCTGGGCCGCATTGAATGATGTACCTTTCATTTGCGTCCTAAGCTTGAGAACAGCCTTATCGACGAGATCAGCCGGATAACCCTGTGGAATAGGTATCGTATCGATACTTATCCATGCGTCTACGGACATGTCGTCCCAATAACCCGTATGGGCAAAATAATACCCTGGGGCGGAAAC